GTAACACAAGTCCAAACACAGCTCCGTTGTCGAAAAACTGTTCTTGAAATTGCTGCATGGAATACAGTGTACTAATCGACTTTTGTGCCGACTCTAAGCGACTAGATCCACGATAGATTGAATCGGAATTCAAATCGCGGAAATAAAACACTTCTGATTCTTTAAAATCCACAGCACCGTTAAAACGATAGCCACTAATAAAGGTTTTTGAACTAGTTAAGATTTCTACATCCGATGCAGGCAGGTGATACATAAACACACCATCAAAGTGCACAAATGCATTACCTTCTAGGATAAAGTCTGTGAACAATGCTTGGCGAAAATCCTGTGCTGATTGGTAAGGATTTGGTCTGAAGTTTAGTAAATTATTCAACGACTTTTGACGCATACCAGTTTGGATGCCTTCATGCAGCTTGTCTTTGATATCGTAGTCTAAACTAGCGCAAGCACTAGCCAACATATTAACCGAACGATTAACTGACTCTAGTCGCTTAAAAGCCTGCCTGTAAGTAATCTTAGCTTCGGTACCTACTTGTGTACCTTCGTTTGTATAAATTCGTTCTTGTGCTGGGTTCAGCTTTTCGCGAATCCAGTCTGTAAATCTTGCCATAGTTTTCCCTTAAGTAAACTCACTGAAAAAACTACCAAAGCTTTGTTTGGGCACAACAGTTTCACCGCCAATAAATTTTGCACGTTGCGATTCGATCCAGTGTGCTTGTTTAGATTCACTACCAGGTCGAGGAGCTTTACCATAAACACTGTGTAGTGCTACATGATGACGATTACAAAGGGTGTAAACTTGATCATATAACTCAGTACGATGCGTATCAATAAATTCATCTCGCACAGCTAAAATGCCGTCGTCGGTTGAAATGTCGTATCCCTTAGCCTCAGACCATTTGTCCAAGAGTATTGTAACTGAATGCAGGTGGTGCAGCTCTAAGTCCGTGCCAGTCTCGCAAATATAGCAGCACGACTTTTTTTCGTAAGCTGCTTTGGCTCTGTCGCGAACCCATTTAACTGGTATTCGCTTGTTTGTATTTTTGGCCATAAAATTATTCTAAATTTTCACTTATTATAGCAGTAAAGCAACAAAAAGTCAATGCACAAATTTTTTGTGGCATTATACCGTATAGGTATACAGTGCATAACGTACAGCATCAGCCATGTGACTATATTGATCGTGCATGGGACGCTCACGTTGGAGGCCCTCACGTTGATCCCAGCGATACTGGTCAAACATAGCACGTACGTTTGTACAGTGTGGGGCAACTTTTAATCTGCCTTGTTGTAGCAATGTTTGCACATAAGCAATGCCAGGAAGCACATCTTTTTTGGCTTTGGTAGTTGAAATATTGTAAAGGTAAGCCAAATCACTGGCAAACTGTGCAGCTGCACTATCAATAAAAGTAACTTCAACACCATGTTTTTCATTCATTTCGGTAAAGACCTCAGCATGCTCAGCTGTGGTTTTTTCGGACTTCAAGTACTCGTCGACAATAAAAAAGCAATCGCGGTTCCAATCGTAAACGATAGCGCAATAAGCAGTACTATCTCGGTAACCAGGGTCGCACCCAGCAAATGCCTCGCCACGGAGGTCTTCGGGAATTTCACAAACGTCATCTTCTTTTAGGGCATAAATCTGACCCTCAAACACAGTAAATGAGGCCAGGTATTCTTGTTCAAATTCGGCTTTTGACATAGAACGTCGCGCTTCCGCAACATCCGACTCAGCCATACGAGTATTTTCAGTGTAATCAGCTTGTAGGCTAATCCATTCTGGAAAGTTCTCGTCAAAGCCACGATTCCAAAATTGACTAAACCAATTGTTACGTCCACGTGGTGTAGATATAAAAATGGCTTTGGCGTTGGGTTTGTCTAGTGTTGGGCGTAGTGCAACGTTAAACGCAGCTTCGCCGCCTTCACCTAGTGCAGCCTCGTCAAATATGATTAGATCATATGATCGACCAACAGTACTATCAACGGTACCAAGACTGCCCATACGAATAGTAGAGCCGTTGGATAGCTCGATGATTTTGTCTTTGAGGTTGTCGCGTGCGACTTCGAGGTCAAAATGCTTGATGAGTTTGCGTTGGAGTTCAAATGATATGGAGCTCAAATTATAGTTAGGGGAAATGATTAGTACATTACTGCCAGGCACAAGTGTTACCAATTGACCAATAATATTGGCTATGTAAGTTTTGCCAAGTCGACGAGCTAAGGCAGCACAGATGAACCTGTACTTGGGATCGTTGACTGCGTTGATTAATGCGATTTGGGGTCTGTTGATTGTTTCCCAAATGTTTAATAATTTTAAGTAGTTGGTGATCGGCAGTTTGATAAATCTCCGCTGCGGATCAAATTCGGTGATAGCGTCGCAATTGACGTCAGGACGGGAGACTAGGAGCATTAGACGCCTTCTCCAGTTATCAGCTTTTGTACCAGCTGTGAATACTTTGACCCATCTAGACCTTCATTGATCTGAACGTTAACTTGCTTTTGTGGTCCGGTAGCTTGTTGCGCTTTGGCTAGCTGAATCTCACGATCCATTAAGTCCATTGACATCTTGTGTGACATTTGTAATAACTCAGCAATGTCTTTGGTTGACCCAGTTTGTGACTCCTCCAACTCCGAAAACTTTTGTTTGATTAGTGCATCCATAGCACGTCGCATTAAAAATCGGTTGTTGTAGCCTGAATCAAAGAATACTGAGTCAATATAACTTTTGACCTCACGGCGAGCTAGCAAGTTTGTTACCACTTCAGGGTCAAGATCTAGTTCTTGGGCTACTGCACGGGCGTCGTTAAGCTGGAGGTAGGCATTTGCTACTTCCAGTGCTTCCGGAGAGATTCGTACGGTTTCGGCAGGTAGATGAGTTGTCATAGGTGTATCCTTTTCATGTGATTATACCAGTTTAGGGATGTTTAGGCAAGTGTGGATTTTGGCACCCAAGGGTGTTTGAGAATTTTCCTGAAATAGGCCGTGTCGGAGGGCCCATAGGCGTGGGGTAAAAAATAGTCTACTAACCGCCCCCGTAGTCAATTAGGGAATCTACCTATGTTGTATTTACACACACTTGATTTATTCTAGGTTATTCGTGTATAATAGAATACATGATGACAAGGAACACTATGACTAACACACAAACACTCGCCTTAGCATACGCTGAAAAATTGGTTGCTTACTATGAAACTAAAACTCGTGAAGCATATGCTGAAATGGTTAACGCACAAAATGCTTTGGCTTACTCTGCTGAATGTGAGGCTACAGAATGAAATTCATAACAGAATTTTTACAAGCTAGCTTGTTTGTTGCAATAACCTTTTCACCGTTGTGGATATGGCTTGCAATGATGAAACCCTGATGTTATAATATATTTTTTAGGAGAGAAAATGAAAACAGTAAATTACACCCCAGAGCAAACAGCTCGCATGGTTGCCGACTATCAAGGCGGTATGACAGTTGACGCTATTGCTGAAGCATTAGGCAAAACTGTGCGCTCAGTTGTTGCGAAGCTATCACGTGAAAAGGTTTATGTTGCTAAGGTATACAAAACAAAATCGGGCGAAACACCGATTAAAAAAGATGTTCACGCTGATTTTATCGGTGAAATGTTAGGTTTGACTGAAGCTGATACAGAATCACTCACTAAAGCAAATAAAATTGCTTTGATGAAAATTGCTGATTTTATCAAGGCTGAAAAGACCTTGTAACAAATAGGGGCTTTGCCCCTATTTTGATTTTATTTGATATAATAGACCTATGAAAAATTTTGAAATTGTTGAAAGCTACTTAGCTAAAAAATACCCTAATAAACCTTATGCTATCCGTGAGGGTAATCGTTGCGTTTGGGTTAGCATGGGTTTGGTTGAAATGTACTTTATGGTACATGATGGTATGATTACAGATATACAGGTTGACTAATGACAGATATAGAATTCTTTAATGTGTGTTTGGGTGTCATTGCGTTTGTATGCGTTAAGGTTGCGCTATTGCTTTGGATTTCAAAATGATTAGATCAGATAAAACAAGATTGTTCCAGCTTATCTTACAAGATACGTTTAAGCTAAAATCAAGGATTAATTTTGCAAAAACTAAGGTTTTGCGTTTTGATGGTGACTCTTGTATGGGAATGTATGAGGGCGAAAAAATCTCCGCTAAAAAATACAATCACAAAATACGTATTGCCACTAGCGAAGTAAAATCAGACCTTGATCTTTTTTCTACTCTAGCGCATGAGTATGTCCATGCTTGGCAAATGGAACAAGACAAGGATATAACGCACGACACAAAATCAGGTTTCACCCAATGGCGAAATTATTTCAAGGCTTATTATGACGTAGATATTGTTTCATTTTGAATACTCAGGTTTGCAGAAAAAATTGAATACCCGAGTATTCAATTTTGCGCCAATTATACTAGTATAATTGAGCGGGTGTCAATAGGTGTTTTCCCCTATGTTGTATTTTTGCACACATGGTTTTTGGGCGGTTTTTTGTGTATAATGGGGACATTAACAGAAAAGGTTTACAGAATGGCTAAAATTAAAAAGGTTTCAATTTATGATATGGATGGAACAATCGTTTGTTCTTTGCATAGGTATCGCACTATTGTAGATGAAAATGGCGAGAGAATAGATTTAAATTATTGGAGAGAAAATCAAGATTTAGCCTTGAATGATTCTCTGCTACCATTAGCCGAACAATATAAAGCGGATTTAAAAGATGAATCGTGTTATGTCATTATTGCTACTGCCCGTGTTCTTAATACCCCTGATTATACATTTATTAATCAGATATTGGGCGACCCTGATTATATTATTTCAAGACCTGAGAATTCTAATATCTCTGGCGGTTTATTAAAAATTAATGGTTTAGCTAAATTCTTTAATTTAATTACATTTAAAGATGCTGAATTTACATTTTACGAAGATA